ATAGGACGGCACGCCAAATATAAAAGAATTCTTACCGGGTCTCCCGTTACACAATCGCCCATGGATCTCTGGGCGCAATGTAACTTTTTAGATCCTAAGTTATTAGGAGATGTTGGTGACAATTATTATCAGTATCAATACCGTTACGCTATTATGAAAAAACGTACGATGGGTACACATTCTTTTAACTTAATAGTAGGATACAGAAACCTTGACGCGTTAGCTGAATTATTAAAAACATTTTCTTCGCGTATCATGAAGTCGGAATGTTTAGACCTACCATCAAAAATCTACACACAACGTTACATCCAACTAACTCCCGATCAATCGCGGATATACATGGAGATAAAAGAATACGCTTTATCATACTTGAGTGATACCGAATTCATGACGGCACCCAATGTCATGACGCAACTTTTACGTTTGCAACAAGTATTGTCCGGGCATTCTAAAACTGATGAAGGGGAAATAGTAGAAATAAAAGACAACCGTTTGCCTGAGTTAATGCAATGCCTGGAGGATGTGTCAGGTAAAGTTATTATCTGGTCTCGCTTTCGCTATGACATAAAAAGAATTCATGCTGAATTGACAAAGGTATACGGACCCTCGTCCACGGTAACTTACTTTGGGGACACAACTGATGAAGCCCGGAGTCAGGCTATAGAACAATTTCAAAAAGGCGATGCGCGATTTTTCATAGGTAATCCGCAGACAGGAGGGTATGGTATTACTCTTACCGAAGCAAGCACGGTGGTGTATTTTGCAAACAGTTTTGACTTAGCAGTACGTATGCAGTCAGAAGACCGGTGCCACCGCATCGGCCAAACACAGCACGTTACTTATATTGATCTTATTGCTGAGAAAACAATTGATGAAAAGATTGTTAAGTCTTTGCGTAACAAGATGGATATAGCAAGTAAAGTAATGGGCGAAGAACTTAAAGAATGGTTTAATTAACTGAGGAGAATACAAATGTTTGAATGGCTTAACGGATGGTTTACTCCATCACAGAAGAAAGATTTAAAAGATATGACTAAAGTAGAGTTAGAAAAAAAAGGAAGGGAAGTCGGGATAGAGCTAGACCGTAGAAGAAAAAAAGCTACACTGGTCAAGCAATTACGTAAAAAATTAGGAGAATAAGTAATGGATGACCCTTATACCGGCGTCAACGAATTTTACGAAAGATTGACAGAATTCGTAGACAAAGAAAAAAATTTCAATAATAGTAATAAAGTCGTGTTATTATTTCGATTAGCTCTAGAACTGGGGGGAGCAGATAAAGCAATGGGCCTGGAGGAAATGTGTTATTTAATGGCTAAACTACAATACACAACTCTCGGGATTGTTTTAGGCAAAGAAGAATCCTTCAATGGGATTCTTGAGCAGTTTGATGTTAGTCGTACAACACCTAACTAGAGAGAACGTGTGGGGAATGTAGATAAAAAAGCGTGGGGAGAAGATCCTTTTATGGGCGATTCTCCTCCTAAGAAACAAGAACATTGGGCACAAATCTTATTAGATTTACGTAACCAATCGGGAATGTCTCGGGTTCAATTAGCTGAGGAGTCGGGAGTCGGGGTGTCCACTATAGAAAACTACGAACGAAAAAAAATTTCGGAACCTTCCATTTATAAAATAGAATCACTTCTGCAGGCAATGGGTTACGAGCTAGATGCTATCTTTATAGAACACTAACGATAATTTGTAGGTTGTACTTTCCAAGGAGTCCACGATTCTTTTTTGCCCCCGTGATACTCTCGGGCATGACCTTCACTAATTAATTTTTCGCATATGTTTTCGTTATCTACAAAAGGCACCGCGAGGATCCTCCCGAACTTGCCCTTGCCATCCTTTACCGTTTTGACGACGAACTTTTTCGGAAGCAATTCTTTAAGCCGTGCTTTCGCAGCCAAACCAAGAACTTTTTCTTCCTTATTCTTCGTTCTTGACTCCGGCGTATTAATTCCTTGTAAGCGAATTCTTTCGTTTGATAACGTAACTTTGAATCCCAAATCCACATCGACATCGATTGTGTCCCCGTCTACAACTCTTCGTAATGTACAATTATATTCAAACATTCGGGTAGTATAGACTATTTCGGGTCGGGAGTCGTTGTGGTATCTGCCGACCTCAGTTTATACCACCAGGTCGTCATCAAGGCCACAGTAATTACCCACGATTTACTAGACTTATCGGGGTACAAATCTTTTGCTATCTGGTCGGGGGTTGCTCCCCGTTGGGCAAATTCTTTCGCTCTTTGTACGGCTTCTTCCATACAATCAAATAATAATTCAGTTTTCGTCATCATACATTTCTCTCACAAAAATCGGGGTTTCTTCTCCTACCCATGCGCCGACTACATTGAATTCAAAAAATTCCATAGCTTCCTCATCGGTCATCCCCTGATCCATTAAAATTTTAATACATTTATTTACGTCATATGCTATTATATCGGGCTGACCGCACCGACTACCAACACCTATGATCGCCTCATCGAAGCCATCAGCCTTTAGCATTTTATGATAATAAACCGACTAGGAAACTTCCTAATGCTATACAGAGGTAGAATTCTAATCCCATTTTCTTTCTCGCTTTCTTTTTTTTGTGCTTTTTAAAAAATCTCATAATACTTACATTGTTGCACACATTACAATGTAAATAAAGAGTAAAACGTGAAATGTCCATGACACTCCTACTATTGTCCAACAAACTTTCATCATTGCTTTCTCTCCTTCTGGTTAGCCTAAAACTTCCCAATCGGTCTTAGGGCTTGTTACATGGCATTCGGGACACTCCCTTGTCTGCCACTTAAATGTATAAACAAGTGATGGTGCGCCACATTCAGGACAAAATATCTGCCTTCTCTTTCGGGCTACACCATCATATTTTCGTATCTTTGTTTGCTTCGTAACTTTATTAATCACCTTTAATATTTTCTTCCTTAGTTCTTAATAACAGTTCCCCGCAATCCAATTGCACGTCATACTTAGGTTCTTCCTCGTATGTTCTGCCAATAATTATTCCGCCTACTTCAACCGCCGATTGGTCTTTCAGCATCGTAACCTTTACCCGTTGATCTATGTTCATTATGCGCTCCATCCTATAACGAGAAAATCTAAATCCTCGTAGTGATGTTTTAATGCCTCTTCAGGCAGATAGTCTGTTAATATACTATGAGTTTTACCTCCAAACCATGCGCAACCATCTTTTGATTGCATAGGTTTCCAACCTTTTTTCTGCATCATACCCATAAAATCTTTCATTATTTTTTCTTCTTTTTTAGTTAACATTATTTCTCCTCCATGTTCTGACCAAAATCTGTTTCAGCGCACCACTTGTCGATGTAGCCATTTACATAACAATCTACAATCTCCTCATCAGGATCGACATCACCTACAAGAATATTACACCAATCATCTTTCTCGCCTTCTTTTTGTATATGCACTTCTACTACACCATCTACACTTTCTATATGTTCCATAATTGTAGCATAGTCTGTACTATCTTTACAAAGACCATACCCCTCTTTGCATAAAACATACCCCTCAGCAAGGATCTCAAACTTCCATCCATCGCTGAGTGCTGACTTAACTAATTCTTGACTTGCGCTTTTCATTCTACTTTCTCCCTTTCTAATAACTTCATTGCTTTTTCTAATCTATCTGTAATTGCATCTAAACAATCCTCTATTTCAGAAATGCTTAAAGTAGTTAAAGAACAATGTGCCTCTTCAATTTCATTCCATATTAATTCTTGACTTGCGCTTTTCATTTTTCATTCTCCTCATTACAACATTCTATTGCCTCTTGTTTATTGCTAAAATCATAGGATATAGTTCTTTCTCCTACATCTCCATCTGATACTTGATATTCTACTTTACCTTCTGGTGATTTACCTTCGATAATTCTCCATGTTTTACTCATCTACTTTCTCCTTTTCTCTCTTGTATCTTTCTTGCCATCCTTCTGGCAATTCTTCTTCTTGAAACCAATAATCATAAAGCTCGTCAATTTCTTTATCACTTGCTTTATAAATCCACTTCCAACTGTTGTTGTGTTGCTTCTCCAAATGAACTATACATTCTATTTTGTACTCTCTTGGATGGTGCATACCAATAAAATTATCACTCATCTACTTTCTCCCCTTTTCTTTTATTTAATAACTTATAATATCGCACCAAATTATTTCTATCGTATGGGTGATACTTATCTCTATCCAAATCAACATGATAATTTGGATAGTCATTTTCTATAATATTTATTTTTGTTTGTATTTCTGAGATACTTAATTTTTTACTCATTTTTCTCCTCCATAAATGCTTCACCTAACCTATTTTCCCATGCCTCTGGTATTACACAATCTACCATGTTCATTAACTCTTGAAGTTTAGGTAATAAATCATCTGCTTCCCCTCTATCATAGTCTGGCTCATCAGCAAGTCTGTGTGATAAATCAGCTATAAATTCTTTAAAGTGTTTTTTCATTTCGTCTTCGTCAAAACCTCTATATTTATATTCCATAACTCTTTACTCCAAAATAATTTTCCATAACTGTTATCTGATCTTGTATATGTTCTAAATCTTCTTTCGTTACATCTTCAATTTCATCTAAACAACAAGCAATAGATATACTTGCTTCTTTTACTGCTTCTACTACTTCTGAGGGTGCAACGTAATCTTCTAAATAATCTCTCATAGTTCCACTACCTCCTCTAACTCTGCATCTATATAATCTTGGGTTTCACAACCACACAATTCACCACTAATATGTATTCCACCATCCTTCACTAAAATCTCTCTTGCTTGTTTTTCATTTTTAGCCTCTATGGTGTAAACATAGCAACATGGTACTGTAAAAGTATATTCCTTCATTATTCTTCCTCCCTAGTTAAATATTCTCTGACTGCAGGTATATCCCGATAGAGTTCCATAAGTATGAGGTGGCTCTTTAAAGGTTGCTTTTTACCCGCCTCCCATCGTTGGACACTTGCTCTTCCAAATCCGCATATATCTGCAAAAGATTGTTGGTTACTAAAATATTTTTTTCTTAATTCTTTTATTTCGTTACTGTTCATTGGTATAATATTCCTTCCTCAATTAATGCTCCGAAGTTTATCGGATTAATTATTTTAACATGATGGATCTTAGCTTTCCATTCCCCGTCTACGGAAATAGGTCTGCCATTCTCCTCGTACTCTATCTTATGATCCTCAGCATAGATTTCTCTAAGCATCTCCTCACGACCTTCATCACTTGTCATCCATCCATTCTTTTGCTTGTATATCATCCATGAATAGGTGTACCAGAAATGATCGCCAATGCTTTCCTCACAAATGATTAATACTCTGGTTTGCGACTCATACATCATCTGCATTCTCCTCTGGTGTAAATGCCCATGTAGATGCTAAAGGTTCTTCTGTACTATTTAATTTATATAGATCTACCACTACACCTTCATCTGTAATGGCAACAAGAAGTGTCATATTTCTTTTTTGTATATCAACCTCTAAATGATTTTCGTCTATTGACGATTTTCTAATAAAATTATCTGGCATCATATCTTTACCTCCTTCCAATCTTCTATTTCTTCCAGATCATCCTCCTCAATTGCATCGCATATATACGAATGATCGAACTTATATGTCGTTCTCCAAAACCTTATCTTTCCATTCTTATCTTCAGTTTCAAATGTAAGTTCATGCACACATAAACTTTCTAATTCTTCTTTAGTCATTTTAAATCCTCCTTCTGATCTTCATGTACTATATTTGCTTCACCAAGTATTCTTGTCATATGATCAATATAATTATTGAATATCTCTTGTCCTTTATCCGTAAAATTATACACATCATCTTCATCTTGATAGATGCACTCTTCATAATACTTTTCACCTAATTTTTCTTGCATCATAAAATCTGCAAGTTCTCCCGTTACTTCTAAAAAATTAGAAGCATCTATATAATATTTATCCGTTTTCATTATACATTCTCCATCTTATATATTTTGTTAGTGTACCAATCTGGCATAGGTCTGCCTCTCTCCCACTTGGCTATATCTTTCTTATCATTTACATAATATTGTCTATATGCCCTTACAGTATTGTTATGAATACGTAGCTTAGTAGACTTATATACATCTGGCATAGCTTGTGGGTGTGGTGTCATTTCCATAGGTTTATATTGCAATGTACCCCAATTGGTTTCTCTTAAATCCATAATAACCTGCTGAGATTTATGTATCTTGTTATATCTCCTAGTGTACTCAAAACATAACTCCATACCATGTTGTAGTAGCCAACTAAAATTATCAGCACTATCCCCCGCCCATAAAGTGCAGGGGTGGTTTTTATGTACTTCTTTGTAAGGTACTAAGTGTCCTTGTCCATGCCTATGAAATACTGAACATAACATCTGTGCCGTTTCCAATGGCATTTTGACAACGTGCTTATCACATTGCATATGTGCCGAACGTATAGGACATTCGTCTAATACAAATATGTTCATTTTGCATTCTCCTCTCTTTCTATATCTATAAACCAATCGTCTAGGTCTTGTGCTAAACCACTTGGCATATTATGGTCTAGTCTTACTAACTTATGACTATCATTCCATTCTACATGGATTTGATAGCTTACTATGGTTCTTCTTATTTTTGGTGTGGTGTTTATATCTCTACTACTCATATCCATACTCCTTAGCTAATACTTTCATGTCTTCGTCTGACATTTCTTTTACATCTTGGGTTACTACTTCTCTGACAATCTGTGCAGTAACTTTCCAATCTTCTAAAAGACTTTCCGTATGTAACTCTATATATTCTTCTTTAGTCATCTTCTTTCTCCTCTTATCTCCTCATTAATTTTTTTCAATACTTCACCTAAATTATTGTTTTTAAGTTCACAAAGTAATTCTATACTATCGTCAGCTACAGAAAAATCTTGCTCTATCCACTCCTTTTCTTCAGCTTTCCAATTTTTAACATCTTCATCTATGCCAAAAGAAATAGTATATTTATTATTTTCATAAACTTTTCTAATATATATTTTACTCATCATCATTCTCCTCTTGCCATGTGCCTATGACATCATCTCTAAAAGTTTCTTGTTCGTACTCTCCATTGGCTAGTTCTGACAATAGTTCTGGTATATCTGTATCAGTACCTAACCAATTCTCTATCATTTCTTTTGTTACTTTAGTCATCATCATTCTCCTTATCTTTTTTAGGATCGTAGGCTCTTGGGTCATTAGGTGCTACATAATCACTCCAATGCTTACTTTCATACTCACCTTCATTCTCTCC